TGAGGCACCAGCCGTGATAGCAATCGACACAGAGTTTGTCCCTGGGGACCCTCGGACAACCCAACTCCTCTCTGTTATAATCAGCGATGATCAAAGGGCGTGGGTATGCGAACCCTCCTTGCTACCCACGCTCTCACCTATGATCAAATCCCGCGATCTTATTTTTATGCAAGATTACAATCACTGTGATACTATTATCCTTAAACAACACGGATGTGATCTCACAAAATCTCTTGTCTACAACCTTATCGACATGCACCATATTATTAACGAGACCGCTGAACATAGCCTCGAGAAACGTGTAGCAGAAACTTTTAACGATGATTACAAGACTAGGCTTAAAGGCCAATACACAAATCTTGAATATCAAGGCAAGGACGGGATTTATACTTACCGGTTGGGTATGCTGGACCTCCAAGCCCTCACTGAAGCTAATTGTCTTAATCTCTATGATCACGTTCGTAAAACCTCCTTAGCCCTTCTTAAAACGGAATTAGAAGGGATTAAAATAAATGTTGATTTACTTAAATCAGTTAAGTTAGAGACTGAAAAGAAAATTAAAGAATTTTTACCTCTCCTCCGAGAAGAATTCAAGGGGGAATGCGATGTTTGGGAACTTAAAAAATGGAGCGAGGAAATTGACAAGCGAACTTCAGATCGTGGAAAACAAAATGTCCAACGCCCTGAATTTAATTTTGCATCTGACACAAATCTTAAAACCTTGCTGTATGGAAAAGAATACCTTGGACTCGCAATTAAAGAAAAAACTAAGAAAGGTAATCCCTCAACATCTTATGACACACTTAACGGACTTGTTAACAAATATCCAAGAATACGAAACATTGTTAAATACAAAGAGGTAAAAAGTATTTATGGAACATTCATTAAAGGTTTGGAAGAGAGGGTTGAGAATGGCCGCATCTACCCACACTTCAACGTTAGTGGGACTGATACCGGAAGGATTAGTCATTCTAATCCTAATCTTGCTAATTTACCAACTGATGGGCCAATCCGTAATTTCTTTATACCAGACACTGGCAGATCAATTGTCGGAGCTGATTATTCTCAACTCGAGGTGGTCGTAGAAGCTAATCTTACACATGATCCTAACACACTTAAAATCATTTTAGATGGAGCAAGCAAACATGACATTACAGCACACGGACTTGGAATACCCAGAGATGTGGCTAAAACTCTCAACTTCGCTCTCCAATATGGAGCTGGCACAGACAAAGTTAGTAAAATTCTTGCCATCTCACGAACAGAGGCTCAGCGTGTCTTTGACAAATACTGGGATTTATATCCAGGTGCCAGACGACTTAAGGAAAGAACTAATAAAGATGTTGAACAGTTTGGCTACGTAAAAAACATTTTTGGCAGAACTCGCCATTTTCCTAAAGCCAACAATAAATTCGAGCTGTTTCGTCAACAACGCCAAGCCTGGAATTTCAAGATTCAAGGTCCTGCAAGCGATATGACTAATATGGCTTCCTACCTTATTCAAGACTATCTAGTCAGTAATGATTATGGAAGACTATTATTTACAGTACACGATGAAGTAGTGTGTGAAGTAAGAAATGATTATGTGCAGCAGTCTATACAGGGTATAATTAACTGTATGGGGGTGCCAAATGCGTTTCTTAATCTTAAGTACATTGTTACTTGTAAGCCCTACGGTCCTCTCCAATACTGGAGTAAAACTTAATGAAAGGGAATACTATGAACTTCTTATCAAGAATGAAAGTATTCGTCAAGGTGTTGATACGGACCTTGCCCGTGCTGTGGTACAAGTCGAATCTAGATTTAACCCAAGAGCAATGGGACCAACTGGAGATGTTGGACTTTTCCAGCTTAGTTTCCGTTTTGGGGGGAAAAAGCTACGTTATAATGCCATATACAATGTTAAAACGGGAATATCAGAACTCAAATACTGGAAGCTTCACTGCCCAACCAAAAAACAAGAAACTTATCTAATCTGTTATAATGCAGGCTATAGACATCCTAAACACCCTGAATTAAATACATACTATAAGAAAGTAATGGCTGCAAAAAAATTACTTGCTAGTAACGACTAGTAGCGTTATTCTAAGTGTGTCAGGAGGGTCCAATGGAAGCAGTAATCTGTAAAGTCTGTAATAAAATTTACACCAAAGTTCCCGTTAAATGTGTTAATTGCCAAGAAAACGATCATGAGGCCGCACAACACGTTTGGCTTTGTGAATGCAAACGTAGTGTTCTTACAAGTCCTTACACAGAAAACGAAGAAAAAGTCTTAATGATGGCGGTGGGTTTATGAGTGCTCGTATAGTCAGTCTTAATCGTAAATCTAATGGTGAACTTCGTGGTATGGTTATTGTTATGGTAAATAAAACTAATAAAAACCTGTTTCTTGAAATTACCGAAGAACTGGATGAAAACGGAGACATAGTTGTTATGTACCGCCCCAGTTCAAATCGAGTATGGACCAAATCCCATGAATTTACGGATTTACCCGATGCAGTAACGTATTGGACTAAACGGGAGTACAGGGTAAAATGGACGGTGTTAGAATGACATTGATTTTTGCGTATAAAATTGGTAAAGATTTTAAAGCAATTTTTACAGGATCTGGATTTACCTGGAAAGGAAATCCAGATTATTATAATCCTTATACGTCTTTAAAAGAAATTTTACGGGTTTGGGGTGATCGTTACACTTTGTCTTACAAAATAGATCCAAATGATCTTCAAGATGACATTAAAACACTTCAAGATTACTTGGATAAACAAAAAGAAACGGATATTTTTAATCAAATATACAGCAACCAAAATTTTGAATTCGATCTTTCTACTAAAGACCCTGTAAATTCTGCCGAAAAGAAATGTGACTGCAAAATGATTACTCTTATGAGAACGGGGTGTAAATGCGGTGGTAAATAAAAATTCGGGGTTAATAGTTGTGCGTGTAGTAGGGGAAGAGAAGTATGAAAACAAACGAGTTAATAAGTCTCGTAAAATCAAACCCAGAACAAATAGACAAAATTCTGTATCCAGGAAAACAGCTAAGTGATTACAACGTTTCAGATTTAAAAATCGATGTCCTCCCTTCGGGATTCCATAGTTTTGATGAAATGCTTATTTTTAAACGTAACCGCGGGGAGCTTATCTTTATAGGTGCTCGTCCCAGTATGGGCAAATCGGCACTTCTTTTTAACCTTGCAACCAACATCGGTAAAACCGGCAAGTCGCATGTAATTAGTCTTGAAGATGGGCATGAAGCGATAGCTACACGACAAACTGCGGCCGTACTTAATGTATCTATGAGCTTGATTCAGCATGGTCTTATTCATGAAGACAAGTTACGCGAAGCCCAAAAGATTGTCAAGAGTTTTAATTGTGTAATCGATGACGAAGGGGGACTCAATGTTCACCAAATATGTGATCGAGCTAGGATGCAACATAAGAAACAACCTCTTTCGGCTCTATTTATTGACTATATTCAAATTATTAAGTCTGAGCGTAAAGTATCACGAGCGGAAGATGTCGGAGCAATATCGAGTGAACTCAAAGCTCTTGCTAAAGAACTCAGAATACCGGTCGTTGTGGCTAGCCAACTTAACCGCAATGGAGACCTTAGAGAAAACAAAAAACCAGTTTTATCGGACCTCAAAGAATCGGGCAGCTTGGAACAAGACGCTGATGTCGTACTCCTTATCCATCGCGAGGGGATTGAGGCGGAGGTAATTGTAGCGAAGAATAAAAACGGACCTACTGGTAGCGTTCCAATGAAATACGTGGCCGCTCAATGTAAATTCGTTGACCAAGGGTTTAAAGGGAAAGGGGATGGTTATGGGGAGCTTGATTAAAATCAACCAAGACAACATCACCTTTACACTTGAAGAAAGCCTAGAGCTTTTACCAATTATTAAACGCATACTTGCTAAGCATGAAGTGACCACCCAAAAACTTCTTAAAGAACAGGCTTTTGCCCTTCAAAAAAAGGCTTCCCCAGAAACTATTAAGGCGTATGACGAACGACTTATTAATGAGCAAATAGCCTGGGGGTCCAAGTTAACACGCATGGGTTTACGGGTTTCAGGGGGCTACGTGTTTTTTAATACGGGCACAGGGTATTATGTATGGCTTGTAGGGCATGAAACCATACGCTATTACCTTGAACATGGTAAAGGTCTTGAAAGCCTTATAAATATTATACCAGAGGCGCTTTTATCATGACTAAAAAAGAAGTTATTAAATTAGATAAATATTACATGGCCAAATACGGTATTACATGGGCTCAACGAGAAGCTATGATGAAAGCTCAAGGTGGAGCATGTGCCATCTGCAAGAAATCTGAGAAAATGTTTAAGCGTAGACTATCCGTTGATCATGATCATTTAAATGGTAAGGTGCGCGGGTTACTGTGCTTCCGTTGTAATAAATTCCTTGTAGGTAAACACAATTTAGAAACAGCTAGGTTGGTACATGAATACCTAAAGAAGGCTGCATGAGTAAATTAATCCTTTGTAAATTTCATGATGACCATACTCCAAGTATGCGCATCTACGGCAATTGGGCTCATTGTTACACCTGTGGGGCCCATGTGCCTTCATCAGAGGTAGTAAATGGGGATTACATACTTCCTACCCAAAGTGTTGTTAAAACAGATGTGGGTGCTGCTATTGCACGTATAAAAACTCTTCCTACAAAACTTATACGTGGATTGGAATTACCGTATGACAACACTGGATACTACATCCTCTGGCCATTAGATCAGTACTATAAACGTCGTACTACCAGTGGATTATCACGATATATAGCGCCAGCTGGAATCAATCCACCTCTGTTCCAATACGAGAGTAAATCAAAGCACTTGTTAATCGTGGAGGGAGAGCTTAATGCCATATCCTTATATAATGTGGTATTTGGAGACTACAAAGTGTGTAGCCCGGGTCCTGCGACAAATTTTATGAAATACATCAAACACTATTTGAACTATGAAAAAATAACTATATTTGCTGATAAGGATGCCCCTGGGGTAGTTTTTGGGGATCAACTTAAACAGCATTTGTTAAAATTACATAAGCGTGTTACACTAGTACTTCTGGATAAGGACTTCAATCAGGTCCTCCAGGACGAAGGGGAACAAGGAGTAATATCACTCTTTGAGAAGGTAAGGATGAAATGAAGAATCGGATTTTAATCTTCGGGGATTTGCATGCCCCATTCCATAATAAGCGTGCTCTCAAGAAGGCACTTGAGCTTGTTCACACTCTCAAGCCTACGCATGTCATCCAAATTGGGGATCTTTATGATCAATACGCATTCTCCAGATTTACTAAAAAAAATGTTGATCTTCCCCAAAAAGAGCTCAGTCGGGGCATCAAAGCCGCCAAAGATATGTGGGATGCTGTCCAAAAAGCACATAAGGGTGTTAAGTGCTTTCAAATTCTCGGAAATCATGATGTTCGCCTCGCTAAACGCATAGCAGAAAAAGTACCAGAAGCACAGGAACTTTTCCAAGGTTTTATGAATGAATTGTATACTTTTAAAGGGGTTAAAACTATTTATGACGATCGGGAAGAGCTTAGGATTGGGGATATTGTGTTTACTCACGGTTATCGAAGCAAACTTGGCGATCATAGCCGGTTTTTTGGGAAACGTACAGTGGTTGGTCATAGCCACACTGGCGGCGTTGTATATGAGCAGCGCGACGGTACGACTATTTGGGAACTTAATGCAGGATTCCTTGCTGATGAAGATTCAGAGCCACTTCGCTACCGCCCGAATACAACGTCAAGATGGACGCTTGGAGTAGGTTTTATTGACGAGCATGGACCTAGATTTATTCCATTTAAAAAGGTTGCTTAATTAAACGAAAATGATAGCCTCCTTAATTGAAAGGAGGTTTTATGGACTCAGTAAAATTGTATCGAATACTGGTTATCTGCGTAGTTATACTGACCGTTATATCAACTATAACGTTCACATTACTAATGCAGCATATGCTATGTAGAGGGTAGGGAATTATGATGATTGCACTTATTGCACTAATAACCTTTGCAATTATTACCAAACTGTACTATTCTGGACTCAGAAATAACAATCGTCCTTATATAATTACTTTAGAGGGGGCGAAGTTTAAGGGAGGGTCCAATGAGTTTAAAAGTGTTCGACACACTGTTAATCCTAGGGTACGCAGTACTAGTAGGCTTGCTGCTTAGCATTCATTTTGCCCTAAACACGGTTTTAGGTGTTTTATGATTATCGGCATGGCAATTGGTTTGGCGATGTACCTTGTGTTTGGAGACTGAGTATGTTCTGGGGTTTTATTCTTGGAATAATGTTTTATAACTTGGTTAAAAAGGATTAGTTTTATGAAGGTTTTATTAATGCTAAGTGTAATTATTACAGCAGTAGGGTGTGGCGGAGCACAAAATGGTCAGAATGGCCAAATGGGCCCACAGGGTTTAGATGGTACAACAATTACTCCTGTGCAATTCTGTCAGGGTGTGACTCCGACCTATCCCAATACATTTCCAGAGTCTGGTCTTTGTATTGATGGATCAATCTACGCAGTCTACAGCCAATACAACGGGTTTCTTGCGTTGATTCCCCCTGGAGAATATACATCCCAAGCTGTAGGCAGTGCATGTAATTTTACCGTACTTCCTAATTGCGTTGTACAAGATCAGTAATGTACGATTACGTGCGCGATACGCTTATTCGCACAATGGATGTGCCAATTCAACCGGAGGCTTTGCAATGTCTACTTATACTGCTAATCTTATTGCAAATAATTTTCATCCTAGCAAAAGTGAAATAATCGCTAGCTTCATAGTTTTTGATTTCTTCATCGTTTTTGTTTTATACGCGATTGTAATGTATTGGGTATTAAAAAATGAATAAACTTCAATTTATAAAACTATATGAATTTTCAATAACTGATGGTTTTAATCTTCCCAAATCAAAAATTATTGAGCAGGTTAAAATTGAAATGTCCCAACAAGCAATAGAAGAAAATTGGGCTCCCGGCTACACCTATAAAGAATCCCAGAAACAGGAGATACTGCCAACAGGTGAAAAAAGATACCATTTTACAGTTTATGGGAAATTGAAATGACTGAAATGGATTGTTTTGCTTTAGGTATTAGTCTTGTATTTATAGTAGTGTTGGCTATTGTTTTTCGGATGTAGTGGTAGTAATAGAATGAATTTCAACTCGAGATTCAACTTGTTTTTGATGCATCTGCTGAAGAATTACCGGTACTAAAGCGCAAACCGCTGTCCAATCAATTCCAGGTGTAAGAATTATTTTTCCTACAACCAACATAAAACTTAAATCAGTAAGATCCAGTTGACCCTTGCCATCCGTTATATGAAAAAAATAAACGGTGCGTAAAAAAAAGTCTTTCATTTAAACATACTGTGAATAGCTTCAACTACTGTAGCTATTACCCCAGCCAATGCAATAAGTTTTACCGCCCCTTGAAGCATGTTCATGTTTTTAGTAAGGGGTACTATTTCCTTCTCAAGAATTTCAGTTCTACGAATATGATCCTGAAGGGTGATGTGTTGAGCAGACAAGGTAGAATCTATTTTACCTATCCGTTCAATAATTTTATCAAGTTTAACATTATTAGAGTTCATACCAAATCTGTTCTATTTCAAGTGCTGTAGCGGCTGCACTAGCTGTGGCGGTTACAAGAAGACTATTACCCGGGTCAACCATAAGAAGTACGTTAGAAACGTTGGCTGCAAAAGCAAGGCTGGGCAAAGCTGTCATAACTGTACCGTTAGCCGATATAGTCGGTGAATAACTAACACTCATTTGACTAGCAGGCGATGCTGAATTAATTCTAAGGTTAACGGGAGTAATTACTGTACCGGCTGTAGTTACTGTGGGGTTTGCATACACCTTAAACACAATGCTTTGTGATGCAGTCAAACAACTCATTTTCCTTATGAAGTTAAACATGCTAACCAAGTTTGTTGCCGGGTTACTAAGAAGCATAACCGGTGTTTCAGTTGTACCAACCGTAAGGGTTGTAGGAACAGAAGCTACAAACGTGTTTCCTAAGTAAGTCTGCTTGTTATTAAGATCCAAAATCGAATTGTCTGGAATTTGTTCACGGGTTAATTTTAAAGCCATATATCCTTCTTAAGTAATGTATTTCATAGCCATACTAAGCCCAAGAAATACACTGGTTGAACCAATGTATACCGTGCCTGCATTAGTTTGACCTTGAACTTTAAATGTGTAACTTGTAGACGCCGTGACTGGAAAATACCCATTCATCGTAATCATCATAGCTTCTTCTATCACCGAAATGTTACCAATAGAGCCGTAATCTAAAATAGTGGATGAGTTTGCTTCTATAAGTCTAATATCCGACGCTTGTGCGGCGGATAACAATGTATTTACGTTAAATTGAACTTCAATAACACCGGTTCTTGGTGCAGTAAAAGTAATACCGGGTAAATTACCTGTTGGTAAAGTCGGTGTAGTAAAACCGGAGTTAACAAGAACTGTAGGTGAAGGTATAGTCCCGGTAACTGTAAAGTTAGTAAAACTTGCTGAAGTTGTAGACCAATAATTAGATGTAGAACTTGGGTAATACCCTTTGTAATAAGTTGTGCCGGGTGCTGTGCTTGGGGCTTGAGATACCCATGTAGATCCGTTAGACGTAAGTACGTTACCTGATGTACTAGGAGCAACAAGTGTTGGTGTAGATGTACCAGCACCTACAAGTATTGAACCTGCGGTAATGGATGTCATTCCAGTTCCGCCTAAATATACAGGAACAGTATTTGTTGCTTGGTAAGAACTTGACCAGTTAGCGGCAGTTGTTGGGGCCGCCACTAGCGCAGTTACAAGAAGTTGGTTACCAGTATACATTGTTTGAATTGTATTAGTGTTTGAACTTTGTACTGTTACTGCACCGGTGCTTTTATTAACAATAAAAAATTGCTGACCAGCTACAACGCCCGTAGATGGAAGTACAACAGTCTGTGTTGTAGTACCAGTAAAATACTGGGAATAAGCACTGGCAGCCGTTAAAGTTGTTGTACCCCCTGAAGTTGCAGTAGTTGCAAACCCTTCAATTATGTTGTTAGCTGAAAGGTTTAAATTGGAATCCCATCCAGCCCATGAAGTTGCTGTTGGGGCGGTAGTAACAGCGGTTACTCCTGTTCCGCCTTTATTGACGGCAATAGTTGTTCCAGACCATGTACCTGAAGTAATAGTTCCTACAGAAGCAAGAGAAGACGCAGTTGTAAGGGCTGACAAAGTTGTAAGTGTAGCATTAGTTGTACCTGTGATGTTAGCTGCAGTGCCTGTGGTGTTTTGGTTAAGAGTAGGAACATCACCTACAGCAATTGTTCCCCATACAGGTGCTGCTGAAACAGACCCTGTACCGGTTTGGGTAAGAAAGTTTTTTGTTGAAGTTGTATTACCAGCAAGTCTTGCAGGTGCGGGTGTAGAGTTTTCATAAATTATATCGCCCAATGTTGTCATTGGGTTAGCAAACCCAGCAGTAGCATTTTGCCATGAAGGTAATCCGCTTACGACAGTAAGAACTTGGTTAGCACTACCTATAGCAAGCATACCAGTTGCACTGGTAGCTGTTTGGTAAGGCAATGATCCTGCAACACCGCCGGCTACATTAGTAACAGGAGGAATATCCGCAGCAACAAGGGCCCTAAATCCAGGTGTACCAAAAGATCCATTTGGTGCAGCAAAAACCCTGTTAGCGGTTTGAGAATTAAGGCTTGCTAACGTCAAGTTACCTGTAGATGTTACAGGTGATCCGGAAATAGTAAATAACCCTGTTGAATCAACTAATCCAACAGATGTAACGCCAGTTGCAGTAGAAGCAATAGTTATGTTGCTACCGACCGGAGTAATTGTTATTCCAGTACCGCCTACAAGGGTTAACCCGCCAGTAAGTAAGTTAAGACTAGAGACACCAGCACTAGAGCCAGAACCTCCGCCAAACCCGCTATATTTTGCGTATCCATTATCAGCCATTAGAGCACGTTACCTGAGGTTACTACTGTAAGATTACCAGTTGAGGAGGTCGGGTTATAAACAAGACGCACTGCGTAAGCTTGTGTAACCGTAAGATCAAGAAACCCATTGCCTGAAGTTCCTGAAGGGGTTGGGTAAACACCTTGAAAAGCAGATTGGGGGATTGTATTCCAATTACCCGGATTTCTTACAGACCCGTCGTTATTTTCAGAATAGGTGTTACTGACTTGGACAGCAAAGGTGCCTACAGGGGTACCAGTCCATGCAATATCATAAGATAAGCCAGGAAGGCTTTGAATGATCGTTACAGGGGAAATAACCTGTGATGCCATACTAGCCGCATTAACAATAGGGTTATTTGAATTAGCTGGGATTATAGGGCGGGAACTCAATTGATACTCCTCATGGGTAAAAGGCTCATGGCCTAAGTCTCATATAACGGCTGTACGTCCCCTAAGATTGGACCTTATGTTCAGCGCGGGCTTGAATAGGAGTTGCGTACATTGCATTAGTCTTATTCATTTGATTAAGGGTTGCTTGGGAAGGTTTATGGGGGTGTGGGGAAGTTTTCTGATTTGCAGCAGCAGCTTGGGCACCCGAATTAGCGTTTATAACGCTCTGTAAAGCCCCTTGAGTCATTGTAGAGTCTAGGGGTTGACCTAGTATCTGGGATAGGCCTAATCGTTGCTTGTAGGGGATAATAGAGCCTTTAGATTTAGCTTCAATCAACTCTTGGCCCACTTTTGCTTGAATTGAACTAAACAAAGCCGGATAAATCGTTTTAATAGTGGTTAAATCCTGGGGAATAAGGGTACCTTCGGCAGCGTGTTTAAGAACCATAAGGGGTTGTTGAGCTATTTCTAGCTGGCGGTTATATCGGTATTCAGCCGCTTTGCTAACAACTCCTGGGTTATCAAGGGGTGAATTCATGGCTTGTTGGGGTTTAAGGCTGCTTAAATAGCCTATAGCTGAACTTGCGGTAGCTGCAGCTGCTTGTGCATGATTTGGTAGGTAATGAGATACATTTTGGCCTACTTTCATTTGATCTTGGAAGTTTTGAGCCATATGGTCTATGTTGTTACTAAGTTCTTTAACCGAAGCTGCAGTAGGTATAAGTTGCATTGGTATAACTTGACTGCTTGATTTAAACAATGCTTTGGTAGCGTTTATGATGGCAGAGGATCCTCGTGATGCATCTGCAAGATAGTTAGCCGTAGATTTGAGTGCTATGTGGTTGGTAGCATTTTCAAGCATTGGCTTAGCTAAACTTGCAAAAGTTTTACCTAAAAGACGCTCGCCAAGAATAGCACCAATTTCACCATGACCAAGAGGCTTACCAAGGAGATAACCAAGACCACCAGCAACGCCATGCCCGAGAGATTCCGAACTGCCTTTATCATAGAGCCAATCGCCGAGCTTACTGCCAGGAGTTGACTTTTCCAAAGAGTTATTGAGGACAGGAGTGGGGTTAAGATTGACTTCATCCGGGATATTAAGGCCTGCATCATGGTATATTCCTTTAAGCGTATCAGCTAACTTGTTTGAGTTATTAAGGTAGTTTTCGACTACTGAGCCTTTAAGCCCAGCTGTTCCTTTAGCGGATTGTTTAATGAATGACCCTACTTTGTTAGGGTCAACTACAGCATCACCGCCAAGTTTAGAGGTAAACTTACTAACAAGGTCTTTGTTAGATGTAAGAAAGTCTGAAATTGCTTTATTGGCTTGTTGTTGGATGTTACCGGCTTGGCCCCATACAGAGCTGTCTTCAAGTGCAGGGCGAATACCCGCAGCCATATCACGACCAAGCCTACCTAACGCCGATTGTTCCACAGATCCGTTGTATTTAGCATAAGCCTGTAGGTCGGTTTTAAGTTTATCAAGGGCTTGGAATTTGGTAGCAAAGTTTGCATCTGGGGCTGTAATGGCATCATGGAATGCATCAAGCTTTTGAGCTACTGAGGGTACGCCGGATTTAAGGTCTACATCTTTAGCAGCTTTTTCTAATTTAGATGTAAGGGTATCTGATATATCTTGAAGATGGGCATCAATCTTTGCTGTAGCTTCTGGGGTTGCTTCCGGTAATGCCGCCATAAGGGGTTCAGTTTTCATACCAGTAAGGCTATCCATTTCCTGCATACGGCCTTGGAGTTCACCAATAGCAGCAGTGGCTGGATCTGGGTTAGTCATACGGTATTCATACTGAGCTTTGGCATCATTTATTAGACTTGGGGCTTTTACGCTTTCAGCACTGGATTCCCATAATGGTGATATAGCACCTAAGCCACCACCAACGATTCCACCTAAAATTCCGTTAAGTCCTATGTTAACTGCAGCTGAGCCAACCGTTTGACTAGGATCGTTAAGCACCATTTTACCTAATTCGTCAGATGTAGATAAAGCGGCCATTTCAGCGCCGGTTTGAACACCGCGTGAAGCAATTTTAGCTATTGTGGAACCTTCACCAATACCTGCTAGGGCCGCCACGCCTTCACCAACAGCACGGGCTTCAGGAGCTAACCCAAAGCTAGCGAGAGCAGAGCCGGTTAATCCGGCTATGTTAGCAGCAGTATTAGAAAAGGTGTTGTCGGTTGCATTTTCACGACCAAGAATGCCTTCAGGATTAACTCCTAAAGCAGTTTCAGCTGCAGGCGCTAAAGGACCTATTACTCCGCGTGCAGCAGCTTCTAAAGCCCCTATACCTTGTTGAACGGGGGTAGCGTATTTAGCATTACCAAGGTCTTCTGGAGTTGCAGAAGGAAGTTGATTAAAATCAATAGCGTTTGGATCGCTAGCTTGAGGGCTAGTCGCAGGTAGACTATTCCAATCTATAGGGGTTGACGTATCGTCAGCCATTAGTTGACTTTCTTAGCGCCCTGTTTAAGCGCATTCTGCACTTGCGATTGAGGAACCATAACTGAACGACCGTTAGGAGCAAGCATGGGGATAGAAGCTTCAGGTGCTGCTGGGGCTGTGTAATTAGGTAAACTACCTTTGGCGTATTGGCTCATAACAGGCGTAGGGTCAGCTGATTGTTTAATCACATTAAGTAAGCCTTGACGGGCATGAGCGCGGGTTGTTTCATTCTCTGTAAGTTTAGTTACAAAAGGTTCTACCTGAAGTTTAACAGCTTCTGGGTTAAGGCGTTTAGATGGAGATGCCGCCATAACCGTGTTAACAAGTTGCGCTTTAAGGTTTTCCATTTCACTATGGGATTGAATAGGATTCATAACCCTGTTACTTAAATGCTGTGTTTTATCCATTTGATCAAGGATGTTATTGGCTTGAGCAACAGCAGTCTTTTGTGCATCAATAGATGTTTGTTCTTTTTCTGCCTGTTCTGGACTCATAAAACCTGCAGTAGCAAGATCATGCGCATTTAATCCTGTGCCACCAGCTTGCATTTGTTTAAGAACACCTTGGCGCATACTGTTTTGCATAAGGGCTGTTTGGCTTTGAGCAAGGAGTTGATCTGAAGCTATCTTGGCGTTATTTATAGCCATGGGCGTTCCAATTTTAGCTGCGTTGAGTTGAATCTGTTGTGCCAGTTGCCCAGCCATAGCGGCACGAGTAGCATTTTGCGCTAAAACGTTATCACCATATAGTTGGTGAAAGCCTTCATACACAGATTTCTTTAAGCCTAGGTTATCTTGTTGAGCTCTTATGTTGTTATCTATTTCCTTGTTAAGAAAATCCATAGCAGGATTAGATTTACCGCCTAGACCTACTGAAATCCCACCAAGAAGTAATCCAATAGCCGTAGATATTTTTTGACCTGAACCCATGTTTTGTATGTAAGCATCTGGGTTTATATGACCTTGGGCCATGTCGTTTAAAAGATCTTGCTGGTGTTTAAGGGCTTCTTGGTTGGCTGTTTGAACGTTTGCTTCAAAGCCTTTACGCGCATCCATATCGGATTGCAAGGCATTTGCATCAGCTGCACTTTGTTGCGCTTCAAGGTTACCTTTTTGTTTAATAGCACCAAGTTCATCCCTAGTACTTTGTTCAAGGTTAGGAAGACCATTAGACGTAGGTTGGGTTTGAGAAACGGGTTGTTGTTGAGGCTGTGTTGGGCTTTCAGATTCCGGTAAAGGTGGCATTATGTTTGTTTTACCTGCATCTGCGACTGGATCAGACCATTCGGCATTGCTAGGTTGTTGTGGCCCACTTAAATCACCTGGGTTAATTTGAACTGTATCAGAGCTGTCCTGGTTTAATTCAGGATCTCCACCATCTGCCATTTTAACCATACCGCCTTTAGCAAATCCACCTGACCTATCGTTAGATGGATTGTCAAAGTTTTGACGGTTTTGTTTACGAATTGCTTCGTTCTTTTCATCCTGTGTAGGACCTGAAGGAGTAGGTGAAGGTGCAGCGAAGCTTTGTTTAACTGAACTTACAAAATCGTCAAAGGATGAAGGAAGACCACCATCAGCCATTTTTTGTGGGTGTATGGGAAGCTTTTCCATCTGTTTGCGTTGAAGTGCCGGCAAAGCAGAATGGGCTATTTTGATCATGTGGCCATCATCATGTTGAAAAGTAGATGAGTGCTTATCCCCAGCCACTTTTTTCATTTTACTCATGTTAAGTGCCATAGGCTTCATTTAGACTTAACTCTTTTCTTAGCAAGTGTTTGACGAACAAATTCAGCAGCCATTTCAGGAGCATTAGGATGTTGAGTTACTTCTCTAGGAAGAACTATTTCCCCTTCAGAAAGCATTGCGGGGATTGTATCATTGCTGTAACTGTTACCTTTAACCTTGGCTTTTTCTTCCTTGGTATCGGCTTTGACTTTGCCGCCTTTGGCTTGCATTTGTTTAACAGGCCCACCTTTGGCAGCCATCATCATACTATCACCCATAGCTGACATCATTTGAGGTGCAGAACTTGTATCCATAATTGAAGCTGCTTCTTTAGGAATAGAATTGTTTTGCTTGGAAAAGCTTGGAGTTGAATTAGATGAAATGCTATTAAATGCGTTAGCAATGTTTTGACCAAGTTTTTGGCTTGATTGGCTTAAGTTCTGTGACATAGAAGACGTTTGACTGCTTGAATTGTCATTCAAGAATCTACCCACCGCACTTTGAGGAGCGCCTACTTGACCGCCTTGAGCAAACAGGGAACCAATCATACCAGTAACACCTGAAACGGCACCACTTAAACCTGATAACAAACCGTTAGATGCTTGTTGATTAGCAGCATTAACAGATGCATTGATTTGAGACTGGTTGTTTGTAGCAGTGTTGTAATTTGAGCTAGCTTGTTGAAGAATGCTTTGTTCACCTTGTTGAGCATTCATATCGTTTTGAAGGCTAGACTGGCCTTGGGCTATTTGTTGAGCAGACAGGTTACCTAAAGCAGATTGGGCTGCAAGTTGTTGTTGAGCACCAAGTGTAGCAGCTTGTCCTGCAGCATTTTGTTGAGTAGCTGCACCCTGTTGGGCAGATTGACGTGCGAGTAAACCAACGTTTGAAGATGAACCGCGTTGACCAGCCATAAGCGCTACTTGGTTAGCAACGTTAGCGCCTGTAGCTTGATTGAGTTGGTTTTGAGCAACGTTAGGGCCTTGACCATTAGCTTGAGCTTGAAGTTGTTGAGCCAATGCTGCCTGTTGGTTGGCCCCGGCTTGTACACCACCATTAAGTGCTTGGGATTGGTTGTAGGATTGTCCTAAATCGTTTTGGACACCTTGGTAGGCGTTATTTAATTGGGTTGATGATGTGCCTGGAGTAAGTGCAGAAGCTGTGTAATTGTCATTAATACCAAGAAGGTTACCGGCTTGTCCAGCTAGACCCCCTGTATCAAAATGCTGAAGACCCAGTTTGGTCATCTTATGTATGAAATCGAGCTTCTTAGAATGGTCCATAAGCCTCTAATACGGTTAAACGTCCTACCCTGCAGAATTGGCGCCACTGATTGGTCGGTAAGCAGCTTTGGTTGAAATAACGCAATTAACACCAGACAGGGTAAAACCTGCACCGGGAGTAGTAGCATAAGTAGGGTCAAACACTTCTGAAAGAGAGATTTGAAAAGTCTGACATTTTTGTGTTTGGGTAAAAATTCGCCATTGTTCTAAGTTGTTAGGACCGCCAAATGGGCTAGATTGGCCATAAAGTTGGTCTGAACCAAAAGGCGGGCTATAGTTGCTAGGTTGTATTAACACCTGTTGAGTGGGGTATTGGTAATCATATGCCACACCAATGTTAAGTATATGTGGTGTGTAATATGTACCAAGCAAGTTAAATTCATGAATTCTTTGAAATCCTTGAATACCTGTAAGATTTAACCACGATGTGGTAAAAGATATAAGGACTGGATTAGATCCATCCAAATAAACATTAGGTGTTTCTTGAAAGACTTGGCCATAAGAATTAACAAAGGTGTGAAGGTTTTTGTATATAGTGCTAAAAGTGTTAGGTATACCGTTAAAAGTTGACCATTCATTGTAGTAATAATCATATACAATTGTAATTCCTGTATCAAGACCAAACCTTACTTGATTTGTTCCAGGAACAAGCGTGCTACTTACAACGTTAGCGCCTAATGTAAGTTGTTCAACTGGTGCGCCAAGATAAGAAGTCTGCAAAGACCTATCCAATAACCAGATGCCTTTATCACTTTGAAAAAGAATTCCTGTAGGAATGTTTACGATGCTGTTTTGGTTCATACAACCTACGACTGAGGTTATACCCTGAGGATCAGTAAACAGATTGTTAGCTCCAGTGTTATCAGGCCCAGCACCAGAGATGTAATAAATGACATCTTTCTTAAAGATAATAAGATTACTGTCAATAGCGCTAATAGCAGTAATGGGTCCAGTCGACACGTTTGAGGTAGGTGTAACATAGATTGTAAAAAGATCACTCATTTCTACAGGCGTGTTTTCGATGATTTGTTTGGAAAACCAAATGAGATTGGGGTCTTCAGCATCAACAAGAAATAACCTGCTTTGCCACAAAGTCATAAGGTTAGTGGATGGGGCGTTTACGTCTTCTACAACTCCACCGGTTGTGTAAATAAGGCTGTTACCTAAAATCGTACTGTCAGAAGATGTATCGGTAAAAGTAACATAATCTACAGCCAAGTTGTTCATAAGGGGTGTAGATATACTAGTCACTTGGTAGTAGCTTTGTTGACTGGTCGACCATCGGTATACCAATATTTTTACTGGACTTGAGATTTTATATGTTAAACGCAAAGTGGGAATATTAATTGTTGCTGAATTGATAGTAACAGTGCTAATAGTATCGCCAGCACTAGCTGCTGCTGTAGGAAGGGATATTGTAACCGTAGTTCCAGAGATTTTAGTAATAGTTGTATTTGCTTGAAGGCTTGATGGAGTAGAAGTATCAGTAATAACTTGCCCAACACGTAGCCCTGTAGCTGAAGCAACAGTTATAGAAGTTGCACCCAAAGACCAGGTGGCAGTAGTTGTAATTGCAGTAGGTTGTGTAAAAGCTTTGTTTGTCGAGCTCATGTCAATAAGGATAGGAATACTGGGAGCGGAGTTATGAATGTTACCTTGATTGTCCGTCCATTGATAAATGGCTTGGTAGTAGTATTGCTGAGAGGACATAGATCCCCCAGAATTGATGGGAGTTCCTTCTACATTATCCGGGTAGACAAAAAAGTTATGCTCTACTGGCAAAAGACCGTCATACATCCAGAGGAATCCACCAGACATATGGAGTGTGTTAGCAGCTTCAGCTGTGTCGTAGTTTTGAATCCCGATAGTAAACGTAGCTGAATTTATGCCTAATTGGCTATAAATGCCTGCAGTTTGGGTACCTGTCGGCGTATTAGTTGTTTTATTTACAGATGTAATAAGATCTTTAAACAAATAAGGAACTGTAAGTGTGCCGTTAGTTGTATTAACCACCATGTTAGGAAGACCGGTAGTTAAATAACCCCCACCATTTTGATAAGCAAGTTTTCCAACAACCATTGGATTAGCTGCAGTGCTTGCTGTGGCGTTAATTAAATAATAACCCGGTTGATACAACGAGCTGTAAGTAGTTAGGATGTAGTTTATTGAATTTAGTGTAACCGCTTTACTGGCTAAACCAACTGATTTAATAATTGTGCTTACAGCTCCTACAGAGCCTGAGGGGTAAGTAACAGACACATGATTTATAAAATTAGAATTAATTGTAGAATCATAGCCGTAACTGTTTGTAACTTCATAGTATACATCTAAAAGATTGTTGTTAGCTACCGACGTAATGTTAGCCACAACGGTGCTAGTAATAATCTGTATAGGGGCATGAAGTACTACAAGAGCTGAGCTTACAGCTGCTGCAAATCCGTTGGTGCTTGTTGAATCATACCATGTAAGCCATATTATGGGGTTTGTAGATACTGTGTTATCTACTGACATTCCCATAAGTGTTGCTTTAGATCCAGTAAAACTTATAGGTGATGTAAGTACAAGTGTACTGCTTAAACTCACAACATCAACAGCTTGACCCCCTGCAACTGTGTTGTAGGCAATAAATAAAGCATTATTTGCCATAACGGCATCATAATTAAGGCCAGTGCTTGGTGTATAAGCAGATGCTACGTCAACAGGGCTTGAAACAAGTGTAGGATTGTTTATGTTAATAGCAATGTATTGAAGATGAGCAGTAGAGGTTATAACGTTTGTAAACAGGATTATAAAGTAATTGCCTAAAACAAATACCCTAGGTGCACCTGTAATGGTTCCACCGCTTGCAGCAGGTATAGCAGTCGGAATAACCACGTTTTGGCCAGTCTTAGAGCTTACTACAGCGTATTTATAAGCAGGTATGTTGGGATTAAGGCTGTTTTGATCTGTGTAAACAAGGCATGTAAACCCAGAAGTAGACAATGCTATATCTACCTGACTTTGGTTGGTAGATGATGTAATCAAACTAAGGGTGCTTAAAGTAAGGGGGCTAACTGTTCCTCGGGTTACCCATTGATTTGATGCACTGGCATAACTGTTAATAGTCGTACCAATAGCAGTCAAGTTGTTATTGATTGTCGTAAGATATCGTGCGGAAATGTCGTTAAGCGCGGTGAACTGGGAAAATCCATTACGCTTTTGTAGTAATCCACCAGCATTAAAAACAATGTTTTCTAAGCTAAGGAATTTGCCTGCAGGAACTTGTTTAGGGTCTGTTTTAAGATCCAGCCCATGGGAAAAGTTAAAGTTCAACGGTTGTTTCACGTTAAACCTCTTTAGCGAGGAGTTTTAAATTTTGCATGGTAAGAGCATTTCCCGCCCCTAATGCAACTTTAACCGTATATGTATAAGTACCTGGAGCACCATTAACCGAGACATCTGTATGGGATACGGCTGAGGCGGGGATGGTTACTTGTGAAGCAAGCGCTGAACCAATTGCTACTTGGTAGAGTTGATAGGTAAGTTGAGTTGAACCAATAAAGAATGCCACGGCTGCCTGACAATTACCAGTTCCGTTTAAAATCATACCGGATCCAGCAGAACCAATAAGGCTGTTAACGCCATCATCAATAATCCTGAGTTGAACTGGGCGACCTGTAGTGGTTATAGTTACAGACAAGTTAGTTACAGGAGTCAACGTAGATGTGGTTTGTACAAATGATGCCGAGGAATTAGATATAGCCATGCCACCGGCTGAAACAGTTGTGGCTACAGTCACTGGGGATAACATGGCTTGGGTAATACCTTGAGCTTTTACAGACAAAGTGTTAGACGTGTTTTGAAGACTTGAGTTATCCACTACAAGGTTTGCAACCATGTTTCCCGACGTATCAAGTTGCATAATGGATGTTTGAGCAGGAATGCTTGGCAAAGTAACGCTGTAGTTAGCTGCCATTGCGCTAGGTGGTTGCAAAGTCAAGTACTTAGAGTTTGCTACGTTATTACCTAACAACACGGAAGCAACCTGGATGTTAGCGGGTGTAGATGTGTTGCTATTAACAACAAGGACACTGCTTACAAATGTAGCCGACGCAGTTCCATTGGCAATACCGGAAGATGTAGCGTTAACGACCCCACCTGAAGTAAGTCTTACTTGGTTACCAGATCCATCGTTATACCAAAGATCAACCCCAGACTCATATAAGCATCCTAGATCAGTAGCGAGAGCTAAAGGGCTGGAATTGGGGGTAAACCGGATACTGCGGGCATTAGTGAAATTATTGCTGTTAATAGTAAGATCGCCCGTCAGGTTAAGGCCGTTAACGTTTATTTGTACACCATTGCCTAAGCTATGGTTATGTTGATCTACTTGGACCAACGCATTGTAAAGATTGTTTGCCCAGTCAGGTCCAGGATCAGAACCAACTACTGGTAATGTAAGCTGCATGTTAGGGGTTTTAACTGTATTAGCCATTAGTTGATCCTTATGTAGTAATGACTACCGTTAAGATCTGAAATGTTAGGGACTTTTTGATTGTTAGTTAATGAGGAATATGTAGAACCTGTGCAAGTCTGCCCGTTGCAAAGAACCCATTGAGGTCCTGATTGTTCTTGAAATTGCGCTAAAGTTAAAGGACTAAGTTTGATTTCACCAATAATTGTAACAAGGTATACAGCATTGGCCACTTGCTGTATTGCTTGGTTAATGTTTGTTTGCAACTGGTTTACATTACGATCAGTAGTTTGAACAATAGGTAATGCAACTGAGATGGCCATTACCAACCACCTTGTCCAGATGAATTGCCTGAAAATCCGTTGCCGTTAAAGAAGCCTGTGCTTGCCCTTGTATCAGAAATTGTGTTAGGTGTACCTACATCACGATTAGCTGCAGTGGTGTTAATACGTTCTATAAGCTGCATCTTGACTTGTCCAAGGGCTGCAGCCTGATCAAAGCTCTCTTCTTTAACCAAAGCCTTTATAGCGGCATCTACGATTAGGTATTCGCTCCAACCGGAGAAGCTAAAATTAAGCATGTCGCTATCTTGAAGAAGTTGTGTCATAACTGGCACATACCAGACTTGGATGTATTGGCCTGCTGAAGGTCTAGGAATAAACCAAAGGTTGTTACCCATTTGGCGATAAGAAAGGTTAAACACCCCTAAAGCATTAGCTTGAAGTTGGGGATAGACGAATTTGTTACGATCAGTCCAATTAAACCTTGGAAGAGTTACCCAAGCGTTGTTACCTACAGCTATACCGCAATCTACACCAACAAGTTTAAACAAAGCAGGATAGTTGCCGCTAGTTCCAACAAGCGGAAAAGATGAAGATCCGTCGGGTAGGGGGTAAGTAGCTTGGCCTGTAGTGCTGAAAACATAAGGAGGAGCAAGAAAGTAGTCCTCTCCAAATTTTGTTACCAGGATGTCGTATAATTCATACATACTCTGGTTGATGTTGCTGTTCCATTCATCCGTGGTTAGGAATTTGGAATTAAGTTTGTCAGCTCGTAGCTGAGAAAGATAACGGATGTAACCGAGGTTGATTTGGCCAGGTAAGCACGGCGTAATGCTTGTAGGAGTTGAAACAGCGTATCCCGATGTTCCTGAACTACTTACACTAGCAACCTGGTAGAAATAGGTTGTACCTACAACGACTGTTGAGTCAATGAAGCTGTTAACGGTGGGAGATCCCACCACAGTCCAATTAACCCCATCAATTGAGCGTTGAACCGAGTAGCTGGTAGCACCGGCCACTAGGTTCCACGTCAATAGGTTTTCTGCATTCCCTGTCTGGAGTATTACACTCTGAGGGATTGCGCTTAACCCAGCCAAATCATTCTCCTAGAAATTAATTATGATTAATCGTTATCTACAGTTACTGAACTTTGATTCAAGTACATCTCGATGTAGATACGAGTTCCTGTAGCAGGTGCAGTCAAAGCGTTTGCTTTTTGTGCACTTAACAAAATCCAACCACCAACATTAGGTGAGGGACCAAGTGGATTAGGGCCAAGGCTTAATTGAGGAGTTCCGACGATTTCAAGATGGTCAATGTTTGAACCGGCGGTAGCGGGAACTTGCACTTGACCGGATCCAGAACCAGAACCTGTAACTTTAGCAATAAAAGAAACGCCCACAGCGGGTGTAACACCTGAAGGAACGCCTAATGCCAACCAATCAGCAGCAGTAGAAGTACCAAGTACGCTGATTACATAAGCAGCACCTACGGTCAATGCAGTTGCATTAACAGCTAAGTTAGTTCCAGAAAGGGGGCTTTGAAAAGTAGCAGACATGCTGTACAACCGGGTGTAGTTGTCAGCCATTTGAATAAGAATGTTACCAGCAGCGGGGTTGGGGTTTAATTGGCCATTTGGGCCTTTACCTGGGGTAGCAGTAGTGTTCATAAACACGTTAGCTACCGCTTGACCGTTAACGTTTGTTACACCAAGACCTCCTGTATTAGCGGGAGCTACAATGAAATTTACATCTGCGATTACTGGGGTTACGTGCGGAGCATAAAGATGCCCTCGGTTAATCCACGTCGTTGCCATAAGACCTGTGTCCTTAATATCCCCAAGTGTAGCTGGCTTATAGCCAGGTAGTGGCGAGAGCTGGGGAGAGCATCCGGCACGACCTTGATGGGACACCAGTCCTATCAGAGACGGGTGTATGTCCTACCCTAAACATAAAAAAGCCCCAGGATTTCTCCCAGGGCCTTAATTTTATTAGGAAAAAGATTAATTACTGAGCAAGACTTACAACGCAGTTAGCGATAGGTGCGTTACAGGTCAAGTTGCCGTAGTATCCGATACGAATTTCAACGGCATCAGCAGTTCCTACACGCAGACCTTGGTTTGAATCATAAGATCCATAGATCAGGATACGTGGAGCGCGTCCTAAAGTACGGAGTTTCCATGATTTCATGCAAATAAGGTATGCAGTTTGTGCAGGGCAGTTTCTATCAGGAAGTACGGTGATTTTGCCGTAAGCCGTGATGATTTGAACGCCTTCGAAGCTGATGTCGATTTCATCATGTTTTACATCAACGTATTGAACGCGGCTACCAAGAGTTTTAAGCAAAGCGGCGTAAGATACGAAGTTCATAAAACAATAATCGGGATAACCAGCAGACGAACGGTTTTGAGCAACGATTGCAGCTGCGTCGATCAACGCTTCTTCAATTGTTTCATTTGCACCGTTGTAACGGTTACCAGCCATACGGGTAGGGCTAACTGATCGGTTTTGTCCAAAGAAGCTATCAGAAACTGATGGAGCCACTTGAGGAATCCAAGCACCAAATCCAGCAATCTTCAGCATCAAAGATGATCCAAGACCACCAGATGCAAAGTTAACGTCACCAGCAACAGCTAGATAGGGGAAAGCGGTTGACCAAGAAGTAGGTGTACCAGCAGTTCCGCCTTGGGTAGCTGAAACGGTTACAAGGCCTAAAGTGTAGTCAGTAGCAATTACATATCCAAGGTTTGCACCAGTGGATTGTGTTGCAGTTGTTCCTGACACGCTGTAGGAAACAAGCACCATACCAACTTCAAATTGGACGGCTTGAGCAACGCTATCAAGGGTAATAACGCCAGCACTGATAGAACCGTTACCAAGACCATAAGATCCACGGCTACCAGAACCATCGTTGAAAATATCATGAGCTAAATCGTTAGTGATGTTGTTGATACCACCGTTAACGTTAAGCGTAGCACCATCCATAAACGCGCCCAAGTTAGAAGCAGTAGCTTCCAAAAAGCGGTTATCGATAGTCACAAGTTGATAGTTGGAGATCGTGGTAACAAAAAACTCACCAAGTGAGGGAGCGGTTTGGTTACTTTGTGCAGTTGCAAAAGTAGCCGAACGACCCATAGGGTTACCATAGATTAAGGGAACTGGGAAAGATTTACCGGCCATACCTTCGGCAGACTCGTCTTTAGGCAAAAGAGCCAAGGCGGGGTTACCGGCGAAGACCAGGTCTTTCATTACCCAAGAATCGTCAGAGTATAACTCTTTTAATGCTTGGATGTTGTTAGAGCTGTTTGAATAAATTGCAGCCATTTACTTTTTTCATCCTTTATTTGTCTGAGCTCTAGCTACCGCTTGTGCGATACGCTCCTTCATGCTCAGATGTTGAAACTGATTGCGAGGTGCCGAAGGGGCAGCCACCGCAGCCTGATTAGTTAATGTTTTAGGGATAGACTTACTGGGAGGAGGGAGTTGCTTCTCAGGTTGTGCAGGTTTAAGTTTATCCTGAACCTTCTTTAATTTAGCGAAGTTCATGGCCTCTTCGACCAGGGCTTCTTCGACTTCCTTAGCAGCTTGCTCGACTGAAAGGATTTCACCATCTTGGTTAAACGTATCTAAGATATGTTGCAAAACGTGTTCTTCTGCTTTCAACTCTTTGACAGATTCAAATTCAGGTGAAGTTTGGATAAGACTTGCTATCTCTTTCTTGTATTGATTAACCGTAGCTTCGTATTGTTTGTTAACACTTTGCTCTTGAGCGCTTTTAAGGCTTTGGATTTCAGCTTCAAGCTTTTTTAAGGCTTGGGTCTCGGGTTTTTCCGATTCACCTTTGTTAATCAAATAGTTAGTCCACTCTTCGTAGCTAACACCTGCTTCATCAAGGGCGCTGTAATCTTTGGCACTAAGCTTTGATTTAAAGTTCTTAAGGTTAGCTATTTCAACGCGTTCTGCTTCAAGAGCTGCCTTTTCGGCTTTAAATGCTTGTTCTTGCTGGCGAAGTTTTTGTTCTTTCCTAGCAAGGGCGGTCAATTGGGGAGATAACGTTACTGCTTTGTCTTTGGTCGCTTCAACAACGGGGGTCTGTCCACTTTCAGCATTTGGCTTCTCAATAGACATACCTGTAGGTTGGGCTTGAACGACTTGACGGGGAAGTGGGGAATCCGGTGTACGCACTGATGGCGTACTTCTAGATTGGATTACTGGCATAATAACTCCTATGCGTGTAAAATTAAGGGTTTAAACCGCTACATTACTTGTAGGGGCTACAGGGGCCGCTGGCGGAACTGCGGGCGGCATACCTGGTTGTTGGCTAGGATTAGGTTGTACTTGGGGTGGTGGGGCTACTGCTGCTTGTTGGAGTGCTTGGCTTTGGGTAAAGAAATCACGTAGCATCTGCATTTTAGATTCTTCAAGCTTAGCGCCACCATAAAGGTTGATGTATTGTGTACTTAATACAGTAAGAAGATTACTCGGATCGAGCATAAATGGATCCGGAGGTGTGTATTTACCCTTTTCTACAATTTCATCAAGAATTTGGAGAATACGCTCTTCAAGAGCGTTAGCAAGCCTGTCGCTTTGCTCAAGATCAGGAAAACCGCTAAGCCTACGGAACTCAGGGAGAGATATTTCACCTGCTGCCAGCATTTCACTAAGTCGTGCTTGGCGTCCTGCAGGATCTCTTGGTAAGCTACTTTCGTCATAGCATTGGATAACATAGCTATCTTTGATAATAGCGGCTTTAGGAAGGTCAACTTCACGGGTTCCGTCCTTATTAGGGTAAATAGTACTGTATGATCCATCACGATCAGCTATATCTTTAGCAAGGTCAATTACTTGGTATGCAAGTTCTACAAAGAAGTTTTCATATCGCTTAGCAAGCGCTGCAAATCTATCGGTTTGAAGATCATCATAAGATCTAATGGCTTCACCAGAGTTGAGTCCTGCGGGTTTTTGACTTGCTGCAGAAAGAGAACTTATACCTGTTTGTTGATATGCATAATCTATAAGACGTTGAAGTTGGGCATAGATATCAGCAGATATACCTGATGTACCTTCGGCGATTGTAGGTAGAGTTCCTCTATATTTAATTATAGATCCAAGGTTGTTGTTAAATGCCGTTTCAAGGACTTTACTCATCTCATCGATAAATACCCTTGGTACACCCATAAGGTTAATTGACTGTGAAATAGTTATAAGAAGTTTATTGATTTCAATCTGAGTACCAAGTAAAAGCTCAGCTAATCCTTGGGAAAGCCAACCAACTAAGTTTGCGTTATAACCAAGTTTAACAAATGGAAAATTCTGTTTTTTCCAAGGTTCTTTAAACAGGATTCCTTGGGAACAGGCAATTATATGCCATCCATCTGTTTCTTTATCATTGGCTTCTGGATCTGGGTTGCTTGGAAGATGCCAACCTTCAACTACGATTATTTGGTCTGAAACTGTTTCACTGGACTCACTTGAACCGTCTACATACGCTTTTTGCGCATCTGCAATACGTTTCATTTCTTCAGGCCACATAGCTTCCACTACTGCCCGATCCATAAGTTTTTGTTGGATTATTTGACGCGGTTGGCCATAGTATGAATCATTTTTGTCTACGTAGACTTCTGTTTCAAGTACTCGTTCTAACTTTACTTTTTTGTTATACTCATAAACTTTTATAAGACCATCGCCCAATACACAAGCATCACGAAGGATTTCTGCACCAAGGTCATAGGCTTTGTTACGGTAAAACTCACCCATAATAAACCCATTGAGTTGTTTACTAAGAGTTCGTTCTTTGTAATTACCGGCTTCTGTAAGAAATATAGGACGTGGGCGGGATTGGGTTATGCGGCTCACCAGTGTATCCGTACAACTTTGCACCACATTCATTGTGGGCCTATCTATGGGAAGTTGGTTGCTTGTATCTAAAAGCTTTGAATTAAGGGCATAATTCATAAGCCCTTTGCCTGAATAAAGCTTTGAAAAAATAGACGCTTGTTTAATCCGGTATTGCTGTGTTTTTTGCAAATACATGGCTGTACTTATTAGTTGTGCAGCTTGATCATGCTCGTTGTCAGCTAACCACCATTGATAGGCGTTAGATCCATCAAGCTTTTGTTCCGTCTGTTTGGTTTTGGCAGCAATAGTTACACGGTCCGTATTACGTCCCGGTTTTTTGTCTTTGGGCGTTACTTTAGGCATTAAGCCTCCTCAGCGCGGGTACTCCAGTTGAGTAAGTCTTCTTCGCTATAACCTTTGAATGAAGAATTTGCCTTCACCTCAGGTTCAGCTTTGGCTTTACGCTTACGCTTTGCAGGTGCAGCCATGGGATTAATTACAAGTTCAATGTCAGCTGTTTTAAGACTGACTATCCCTTGGGCATGCATAAGTTTTACAATTTCTTTGATGTCCTTTGGAGACATTATCTAGCCAGCATTTTCTTAAGACGGGCTTTACGCATAGCTAATTCATCTGGAGCATCAGGGACTTCAGGCATCATAGGTGCGTGTTCTTCATGGGGTTCTGATGCAGCTATTTCTTCATCATTAAGGTCATCAACTGACGATTCTGGCATGTGTTCTTTAGGAACGTTTTCATCCATATCTTCAGTGGCTTGACGTAAACGTTGAATTTCTACATCTTGAAGGTCTTCCATCTTTTCTGTAGGATTTTCAATAACGTCTTGATCTTGTTGCATCAATTTCTTTTTAGCGCGAATAAGTTCGCTCATTCTGCTGGGGGATTTCATTTCATTTCCTCACGGTCTTGTTCTTCATCCATCTCTTGGATATGACGGACTAAAGCCTCAAGAGCTTCTATAAAAAGTTTATGGTCTTTTTTATCAACAGCATCGAGCATCTCTTGTGCTACGCTGTCCATTAAGTCATCATTCATTGGTTTTTCCCTTGTATTTGCAGCAAGTTGTAAATGTCCCCAGGATGAATAATTCCATCTGTATTTACTCTGCAGCATCGTTTTCTTTGTCTTGTTCTTGGATCATGTGAACCAAAGCTTCCAGGGCAGCACGTAACGATTTGATATCTTTGCGAGAAATGCTGTCCATTAACTCAGAACCGATATGGGCCATAAGGGCCTCATCGGAGCTTTGGTCCGGGGTTCGTTGGATAGCGGGGCTTGAGCCACCGCCAGTATTCATTTTTTTGTTTTTATTCTTTAGAAATGGAAGATCGGCCATAAAGACGGCAGGTTGTCCTGCTAAATGGCTTTTAAGTTACTTTTTCCAGCGATTAAGGTCAGTTTCAGTGCCAAAAGCGGTTAAAAATGGGTCATTTAACGCTTCTTGCTCTTTACGAATCTGTTCATAAGCAAGTTGGCGCATCCGTTCCTGTTCTTCATATGACCATTCAGGAGAGCCTGGGGCGAATTTAGCTTTAGGGGGTGAATAGGTGTAGGCGGGTGACTCTTTGAAGGGGTATAGGGCAGAATCTACAGCGTCAGAATGCCCTTTAACGACAGTCTTGTCTGGTGTAGATTTTTCGTAGTCCTTTTCTAAAACGTTACAGTCTTGAGCAAAACGTGAAGTGTTCTTAGCTTTAAAATTACCTAAGCGCATAGCCTGGGCTAAGATTGCATAGTTCTCGATCTTACGTGTTTTATCTGCAGCTTCGATAGGAAGTCCATGACGGTTACGAAGAGTTTCAACAATTTTCTTTCCTAACCCCCCAGTATCAGCTACCATCTTGAAGAAAGTGTATTTACGTTGAAGTTTTTCAATCTGCTCTTTTAGGTCAGTTATATCCTGTTTACTGGTTACAACTTCCTCAATTAGGTATGTTACGGGGGATTTGTCAGACCAAGCAAGAACCGATAAACTATCACTATCGTGGAACCCCAAATCAATCCCAAGAACGTAATTATAAACGCCTTGCGGTAAATCTTCATAGTGATTTTTCTCCGAACTGTATTCAAGAAGCAGAGAGTTTTTATCTAATACCCAGCGTCCAAAGGACTCACGTTGAATGCTGGGATGGTCAATAGAAACTCCCCGCAACTCACAATCTTGTTGGATAAGTTGTTCTACTGTCAAGCCTGATTTTTTTTGAATCCAAATATTTTTATGAAGCGTCCAAGAATGGTGACTCCATTTGGGGGAATGACTTGCTTCGTAGAAATAACCTGACGGAATAGGTCCCGGAGTCCCGATAAGACGACAACGACCATTAGTATCATAAAGACGCTTAACAACGATATCCTCGACCAATTCTTTGATATGAGATCTAAAAGCCTGTGATTCATCTATGTAAACCAAAGCAACATTAGATAAGCCCCGAATTCGCTCAATTTCTGAAGCATCGTTAGCACCAAAACAATACACAGTAGACTCATTATCAAACTTAACACTAAGCTCGGTTTCATTAAATTTTGCCTTAATCTTGTATTGGTTTATTATTTTTCTTAAATCCGCCCAGATAATTTTCTTGGCAGAAGTTCGGGTTAGGGTTATATACAATCCTAGGGTCCCGGGTTGGTTAAGGGCCGTATGGACAAGATCGGCAGCGCAAGACACCGTTTTTCCAGCACGGACCGAACAGACAGCAGTAGCAAACTTACTCGGGTCCCTTACAAAATCCAGTTGTTCTTTAAACAAGAACTTTTCAAGCAAGAATTTAGGAGCAGCTTTTGCTTCCTTTTGTCTTCTCTTAAGTTCTTTTTCAAGAGCTTTCTTTGAGATCATTATTTGCCTTTAGACATCTTTTTAAGCTGTTCATCCGATAGCTCAGCAAGAAGATCAGCTTCTTTGTCTTTCATTCCATCAAGTAACTTGATATAATCTGATAAAGATTTAGCAGAGTTGGGTGAAAGTTTTCCTTTACTAGATTCAACCATAAGATTAGTGATTTCACGGCGTAAAATCTCCAGGCATTTAAGTGTTAGTTCATCTATAGAAGTTGTAGCAATTACACCACTATGAAGATCTGTGTTTTCTTTGATATTACCGCTGTGACCGTTAATACTCATTTTTTAAGAACCATATCTGTAAAAGCAGCAACTACGTTAGCCAAGGGTACAACAAATCTTTGATCTTTGTATTCGCAAATAAGGCCTTCAGAGGTCAAAAGCATAAAATAGCCTTTATGTTCATACAAACTGCTTTCTGTAGTTCCATTAGGAATGGAAAAACTTTGGTGAAGAATGACTCTTTTGACAACTTGACCATCTCCGCGTAAATTGGCCAAAATGGGAAGTCTTAAGTCAGCTTGAACGGGTTGAATTTGATTCTTTTTTTCTTGCATATAGCATCTCCAATTCGGGTAGAAGAAATTGTATGGCTTAATTCAAGATCGGTTGAAAGCATGTTAAGAATACCATTTTTACGATAATCTTTTTTTACATAGGCCCAATAAGCTACGGCGTTACAAAACACAAGGTAACCAATAATGGTATCAGGCGAATCCTCAAGAACAGCGCAAAACACATTTACACTAGGAACATTAAGCAATGTATTTACCGCAGCCCCAAAGTCCTTGAAATAATCGTCTTTATCCATTTTGGTAAAATAGTCGTTTTTCCAATATTGCCCACGTAACCAAGTAGATAGAATGAAAGATCTATCTCCTTCTACTGCCCTACGTTTAATTATTTTAACATCGCCCATTTACGCACCGTATGAATATGTTGGTCTATCCTAGTTTTTTTAAGTTTACCGTGTAAAGCTTTCTCTATTTGCCGTACGGACAAGCCCTCACTGTGCAACTCCCAGATTCGTTTTTGGATAGAGGATTCGAAGGCGAAAGTATGAAGTAAGCCCCTAGCAATGCTGTAATAAAGACTACGAGTTTCATACTCAGATGCAGTGACTTCTTTAAAACGGCTGGCGTGTGACTTGTCAAGAAACGCCGGTTCTTCCAAGTTAAAATTTTCAATTTCTTCATGGCCTGCCCTCTCAAGTTTTTTGTTCCAAGTTTTAAACAGTTTTTTAAACTTAGCCGTTTTGAACGGGTTTTGTTCCGACATTTGCAGAGGCCTCAGGTTGTGTCTCTGCTTGTTTAGATGCAGCAGCGGCTGCCTCTTGCTTACGTTTTTCATTAAACTCAGCAGTTTTGTTATAAGCTACGCTGTTAGCGATTGATTTTCTTACACGGTCTGCAATTACTACAGGTTCAATACTACCACGTTCTTGGGGTAAATGGAGGATAATCGTACAAATCATTTCACGTGTAAAATCGTTATTAGGTAGCTGAAATTCAGAGATAAGGGCTTCCATATACTCTTCAAGGTCTTCAGGGGTTTGCGGAAGAACCGATCCTAAACCATGTAACATAATACCAAAGTATTTGTTTAACTTGGGTTCTTTTTTCATAGGGCCGTCTTCTCGTGGAGGAATAGGCTTCATGTTAGGAAATTGAAGCAGTTTTCCTTCTTTACGTTTAAAGAATCCAAACAAACTCATGATTTTACTTCCTCTTCGACCCGTTTCCCGATTTCTTCGTTCTTGTCGGTTTGTGCTGTGCCATCTTTATTCTCCTTAGCTTTGTTATCTAAATCAACTCGTGCTCTCATTTCAGAACCAAGTGCATCAATTTGCGCAAGAATTTGATTACGTTGTTGTTTTGCACCCTCTTCACGTACAACTACATCACCAAGCTGTTTAGCAAGTTCTGTGTATTCTGCGTTGATTACAGATGCTTCTCGAGGATCACGAGGTTTTTCAGACATGCGTTTAGCTGCATTTTTAGGATTCATAAATCTTTTTCTCCTTAGTTATATGTTTCAGGTAAATCTATATCAATTACATAGGCCAAAAGGGCTTCTGCATGATTTTGCCGTATAAAAACTTTGCCATCATGGTAAAGGCAATTAAAAGACGTTCTACCATGGCCTACTTCTACTGGATCAAGTTTAGGCGTTCTCATGGCTTGAAGTTTTTTGAAGTTTTCATCTGTAACTATTTTTATTTGCATAAAACCTACAAAAAATTAGTTTGTGATTATACCAAAACGGGTGTCATGAAAAAGTCTTTCAGGTGGTTGTGGGGCAAAGAGCTCTTCGATATATTCTTTACGGTGTGCTTTATACCATTCTTCATCATCAACAGAGTTAATGGCAGGATACATGAGGCTTACAGCATGACCAAAAGCTGTGTCTGTAACATGAATACGATTAAGTTTACAATGTCCTAGTTCGTGCCAAACAAGGGCTTCTCGGTGAATTGCATCAGCGGTATCCCAATACTGTTTATTTACTAAAACAATGTTTTCTTGAGGAACGCATAAACCAACCACAGTACCTGGTAAACGTTCAGCCATGATTACATTAAAATCAGACATATCAACTGTTACACCCTGAGATGCTCCAGCTAGGATAAATCCTTCAACTTGAGATTTAAACGGGCTGTATTGATCTGAATGACTTTGTTGGCTTGCAAGAATAAAAAATCCTGCTACAAGACGGAGAAAACTGCGCATACACTGCCCCCAGTGAACCCTAAACGTGTACTCTCTTCGTCGTCTCCCTGACTTGCAAAAGTCAGTTATACATGTCTACTCAGAGAGTGTTCGCAACCAGTCGTCCCGTAGGTCCGACAGTTTGCTTCGCTTCACTTATTATAACCCTATTGTCAATACCAGTGCAAGTTTTTTACGTTAAGATTGTATTAAACTTACAAATACCATCAACAACCCATATAATTAATATACTACAAACTATATATACAGTCAACTATTTTATGGGCTAACTTGTTTATTTTGTTAAGAATAACCTCGATCCTACTGCCCAGTCTGCATATAGTCTGCAGCTCTTCGTTGTAAACATTATCCGGCGTTTAATTAACGGTAAGTAATATACTAAAACAAGAAAAATGACCAACAATGATACATTTGTATAATGCACAAATTTTTATTAAAACTTTGACACGAGACCCCATTTTGTAATACATTCATAGTAAGGGTATTAATTCTCTGGGGAGGGAATATGAAATCTACAAATAACAAATTGAAAGAAGATTTTGGTTTAATAACTGAAGACACACTTCAAGCATTAGAAGAGGCTGTACGAATTGTAGAATTTTTTAATGATGTTCCGCATAAACAACAACCTAAATTTCCAGTAAAAGTTTGGTCAAAAGAAAGAATTAAAGAACTTGAACAAAAAATGAAGAAAGAAGGTAAATTATGAAAGATATTTTAAAAATTGTAGCAGGTATGAGTCTTTTTTATTTCGTTGCTGCACCCGCATTGCAATACGTTGAATACGTTGTTCTGCGTTGGATGTTAAGCTAATTATGTTGGCCGGTGTTATCCGTATAATGGTTGGAAGCGCTATTGCTGCAGGTATTCTTGAAGTCTGTGTTCATACCAATCTTCTTACGGTTTCAGAAGCATTCATGCTGACAGTACCTGTAGGCGTGATCCTCGGTCTTTTTGAGTTAGGAAATATCAATGACAAGCTTGATTGATACGATTAAATCGCTGGCTACTCTTGGTAATGTTGTGTTGCTTTTAGGTAGCCTTGGTGGGTTATACGCATTCTATATTAAAATAAAGAATGGCATATACCAAGTAAAAGAAGACATAGATACTGGTAAAGTGGATGCTGTAAATAATACAATTGCCACTACTGAAACCAAAATTGAAACTGATACGGAGGCCTACAATGCTGCGCTCGCTAAGTTTAATTCTGATTCTAAGCCTACTAACTCCGGTAGCTAAAGCTGATTGTTATTCTACTTTGGATGATTGCAGTAAAACTATTGCCGCCGGCAAGGTTTTAATTGATGATCAAAAAACTCAGATTGCTAACTACATGAAGCAAAGTGAGTTAGATAAAAAGGTTATAGCCGACCAAAAAGCCCAATTAAGCTCGCCTTTAAACGACCCTGTAAAAGTAGCAGGGGTAGCTGTACTTGCTACAATTTTGGCACTTGTACTTACGGGCCATGTAAAATAAACTGTACGGTGGGGAGGGGATATGGAAATAAACAACGAAGGGCTTGCGCTTCTTAAAAGTTTTGAATCATGCAAGCTTACTTCATATCAAGACCTTGGTGGAATATGGACTATAGGTTGGGGGCATACAGGCCCTGAAGTGGTTCAAGGCATGGTTATGACTCAAGATCAAGCTGATGCAACCCTTTTAAAAGACATTCAATCTAAAGCTTACCCTCTAATTGAATACATAGATATAAATCTTACAAGCAATGAATTTAGTGCGTTATGCGTACTTGTTTTTAATATTGGTCTTGGCGCCTTTAGAACTTCTACATTGCGCCGATGTATTAACAGCTATGCGCCTGTAGAAGCTGCATGGCTTATGTGGAGTTATGTTCATGGTGTACAAAGTCGTGGGCTTATGGCCCGTCGCGAAGAGGAGATCAAATTGTGGCAAAAAGCGTAAAAGCAAAAAATGTCTTAATTACGGGTGCGGAGACACGGACGACTACTGCGCAAATTGAAGGTGGTGTTAAACACGACCAAGATAAACCTGATTTTTCCCATATGACTTGGGAACTTATGGAAGCCCATGCCCGCGTACGTATGTTTGGTGCTATTAAATATGAACGCGATAATTGGCACAAGGGTTTCAAAATTACACGGTCCCTTGCTGCCGCTTTACGCCATATATTTAAATTTCTTGGAGGAGAAGACAATGACCCAGAATCAGGACTCAACCACCTTGGACACGCAGTGTGCTGCCTTGAACATGCACTCCATGATTATCTCTACAGAAAATATAATGACGATCGCCGTAAACCTGGGTCAAGTGTGTGAAGATGACAATGGTTGGTTGGACATAGTAGTCATAAACGGAGAAGATTGGCATAAATGTCGCATATGTGGTAAGATGTACAAAATAAGTAAACGTAAAATTACCCCATTAGGAGGCGGAAGTGATTAAGAAAAAATTATTTAAAAAGGCCGCTAGAAATATAGCAAATCGCCCTAAAAAATATGACAACTTGGATTGTTTTTCATGCAATGTACTTCGCAGTTTAAATGCAAATTACGAAACAATTAAATTTTATGAGGATTTATTTAAAACTTCAAATAATAATTCTTGGCTTTTGTGGCAATTAGTTGGTAAAGGCGACACCTTTTTACCAGAATTTAAACATGCAAAAACCCGAAATGAATTAAGACAACTCATGCTTCTTTTAGCTGCGGAGATAGTTAAATGAAATACAAAGAACTTGAGTTTAAAAATCGTAAAGAGTGGTTGCATTGGCGGACTTCTGGTATTGGTTCATCTGATGCTTCTGCTATTATGAATACCTCTAGGTTTGCTACTTATGAAAGCCTTCTTATAAATAAAGCCACTAATCCTGAAGAAAATACAGAAAACTTGTACATAAAAGAACGTGGTAACAAAATAGAAGGATGGGTTAGAGAATACTTAGAAAAAAAGATTGGTAAATCACTTCAACCAGTTAATTGTGAAAGCCTCGATTTTCCTTTTATGCGTTGCAGCTTAGATGGGGCAACAGCTAACCGTGAATTAATTTTAGAGATAAAGTTGCTAAGTTCAGTTAATCCTGCTAAGATTAATACAGAAGCTGAGGGATACAGGAAATGGAATGATCTCCGTAACAAAGGAATTGTTCCAGTTGAATACATGGCTCAAATTCAACATCAACTTATGGTTACAGGTGCAGAAGATTGTACTTTTGTGGGTTATCGAGAACTACGCGGTGAAAGAGCTTTAGACCCTACAAACATTGCATCCCAAATAGTTAACCGGGATGAAAAGTACATCGACAGACTTGCAGAACTTGAATTTAAATTTTGGTATGATTTGACTAAAATGAAAAGTACAAAGGAGGAAATTTAATGAGTGAACCTAAATCAGTAAGAGAACAGCTGGATGAAAATATTTCAGAAAGTGTTATTTCTAAACGTCAAGGTGGTGGCGGTAAATCCCTCAGTTACCTTGAAACCTGGTATGTAATTGACAGGCTTAATCAAGTACTTGGACAAGGATTGTGGAATTACCACAGCAAAGTAGAAAAAGTATTTGAAGGGGTTGTTAATAACAAACACACCGTGCATTACATTGCTTCTGTAAGCTTTCAAGCAATTGTAGATGGTAAAATTGCTAACTTTACAGATTACGGTTATGGCGACGGTTCAGACGCTTTTAACCCCGGCAAAGCGCATGAATTAGCAGTTAAAGAGGCGGTTTCAGATGGTCTTAAACGTTGTGCCAAAAATCTTGGCAGAAGCATGGGGTTAGCTCTTTATGACAAAACTCAAGAATTTGTTGGTGAAACTGTTCAAACCAAACACGATACCAAAATCCAATCTGTGGAGATTGGAAAATCTGGAAAAACAGATGGAGCTGCGAATGACGGGGGAAGACGATCTGCACGGGAAAGTTTACCGTCTACAGATTCTAATGGAAATACTGGAAACACGATTAAAAATAGCGGAAAAAGCCGGGATACAATTGCAGCAGCTTTTAGTGTACTCAAAGGGCAAAAAAAAGTTACGACCGAGGAATTTAAAGAAAAAATTTTAAAAGGTAAAAAACTTAGTGAATTGTCTGAGGATGAAGTTAATGGTGTAATTACGGATATGGCAAAAACATATCCTGAACTTAAGCTTAAAGGAGCAAACTAATGGAAAAGGGTAAAAAGTTTAATGCTAAAATTGGCCATGGCTTTAGTAATGATAAGTTCGGTGAAGGCAGCGTTTTGGTTAAGGTTGACGCGGAAGGATTAAAAAGCATTGTTGAAAACCTTCAAGTAGGTGGATCAATTCTTCTTAAATTCAATAAGAAAACCACTAAAGGTAACAACCATTACTTTGCTGAAATTTTGCCTCCTTTTAAAGGTGAACAAACAGGCACCGGTAAAACTACCACTAAAACTGGTGGCGGATACGGTGATTTAGACTAATACATTTTAGGGTGCCCCTAGTCGAAAGATGGTGCTGGGGTTAAATGAGGTTGGATGTGTCAGCCCTATTTCAATCCTGGAGGGGAAGTTGGAATTCAAAAAAGTCGTTACTATTGCGGA